AGGGTTAGCATTACGCATTGCGGCAGGCGTATGTTTGATAAGTTCTAATAACTTATCTCTATCACCAAAGTCAATGTCAATGTCTGAATCAATTCTCATCTACAACCCTCATTGTATCGACTTTAGGCCAGCAAATATATTCTCCATCAGAAACATCGTGTTTAGTCATCTCTAAATCAAACTCTTTGGCTACTGCTACTGCGTGTGTTTTTCGTAAGAATGAAAATGTGTAAAATTCAGGATCGTCTATAGGATCATACTCTCCAAAACTTGGATGATATTCATTTGCAAGAGTTTCATAGTACAAAATAAATCCATTGTCTTTTACGAACTTAATTATCTTTTTATATAAAACTGAACGTTTGAATTTCTCTGTTGTAGTCGGTTTCTTAAAATCAACATCCACATTATAAAACTTGTTTGTGATAATTTTTTTCATTTTGCTGGTGCTACCAATTCTGCTTTAATTAATTTAGTATACGCTTTTTGCACGACAATAGCTTGTCTTTCGGCATCTTCTACTGCTTTGTGACTGGTTACGTGACCGCCATCTTTAAGACTTACTCCGGTGATCTCGTACAAGGTACGTGTATCTCTGACTGTGTAGAAAGGCCAGGGGATTCGCATTTCAAGGTTTCTCCAGGCCGACTCTGCCACAACCACATCGAATGATGCACCATTAGACCAAACAGCACGGCGATTCCAACAGAACTTATAAAGGGTCTCCATGCACTCTTTAAATGGCACACGTCCCCCGTCTCCCATAGCTTCTTCAAGTGCTTCAGGGCTCTGCTCACTCCACCATCGTAATGTATCCTCATTTATACTTCTCCCGTAAATTTCTGTTTGATCTTCCACTGTAGGTCGTAGTTCTAATCGTTCAACTACTCCGTGACCTTTAGGATCGAATCTTACTGCACCAATGGTTAGTATAACACAATCAGGACTTGTGTCAAGCGTTTCCATATCAATCATTATATCTTGTGCCATATTATGCCTGTAAAGTTTTCCAAATATATTTCTTCTCTAAGTAATCCTGAAACTTTATTGCTTCATCTTCGTTATTAAATGCTACACCTTTAATCTCATACATATCTTCTAGGTATCTAGCATATTCTCCATTAACATCTTGCGCCCAAGTGTTTAATGTAATCCACATAATATCAAGTTCATCTTTCACTATTGATATGCTAATGCCAACTTCATCACTACCAACATCTTCAAATAATACGTCCAATAGTTTTTTCTTGGTGCTGAACTCTTTAATGTTCTTCCATTTAGGCCATGATAACATAAATTTGTTATTTTGTAAAGGGGTTATGGGAAAGGGTGTGTTGTTCATTGGAATTTTAATAAAAATATCAGGTACTTCTTTTCGTCAACAATTTCATAACCATCTGTTATGTTACCGTTAACTATGTTCATCTTTACGCCATATTGTCCAGTAAGATAATCTTCAAAGTCATATGCGTCAAACTCACGGTTTTGTTCCATATATTCTTTACGCACTTTCTTTAAAGCTTCCCAATAGTTCCATCGTCTTTTACGAAAATCTAAATTAGGATCATCGTCATCATAATCTTGTATGTGTGGTATTGATGCCATCAACTCCACCTCAACATAAACATAATATAATCTCTCTCATATCTAAACTTAAAACTAACTTTATTGGTATCAGTAACACACCATCTACAATGTCTTTTATATTTGCCTATATTAGATTGCACCCAATCAGTAATTTCATTGTATTTCTGAATATGTGCTACTTTAACTGAACATTCATACCATCCAGGCTTAGTATTTTCCCATCCGGTATGGTCATAATGCTCATCTATTATTGCCATCTTAGTAGAAACCATTCTAAATCTTTTTTATCACGAAACCAAAACTTAGAATTATTCATATACCATCGCAAGTTAGGTGTCCATACTCCATCAGATGCAGTTGGCCCTAATGTTTTAACCATCCATGTTTCCATTTCTTTCCATTTAACACTGTTCATTGGTTGTACAGTCAAATACGGTTGACCAAAAACTGTGCCTTTGCTAAAGTCAAAGTAATTCCATCCTAATGCAGACATTAACAATAATGTATCAATATCTTTAGCCATCTGATCGGCCACTTGATTGACAATTTCTTCTGTTAGATTCATAACCATCTCAACGCAAAGTAACTAGCATTACTATCATTGTAAAAAGTAAATCTTGCATGTCGTTTTACGATAGGGTCATGGCTAAAGTTGTCATACTTTTCTTGGTAGTAAGCATAATCAAAATCAACACCTTGTATCCAACCCATGTTTCGTAACTCATATCCTATTTCCATAGTTCTTTTAGCAGTAATGTATAAAATAACGTCAGCCACGTGTTAACTCAAATATAATAGCATCACGTTCATCCTTGAAATAGAAATCCATATATTCTTCAGTAGCGTGTGTCTCATATCTATGACCGGGTAATCCAAAATGTTTTACTGCCCAAACACAAGTTCTATTCCACTGATGAATATCATGGTTTACTTGCCATGGAATACGAACTCTAGTACCCGCCGGCATTTAATAATTCCTTAACTTGTTTAACATTTGCAGGATCACGCTTAAACTTAATAGCCCACTGTTCTGGATTAATATAGTCCATAATCATCTTCTGCTGGTCATCACGTAGCGAATCTAAGAATCGTATACCACTCTCGCTTTGATATAACATCCAAGGACTAATCTTGCCTTTTGCAATCTCATAGCAAATATTATTTGCATTGCCATAACGTAAGTAATCTCTACTTTGTATCTTTTCGTCTTCCGCTTTATCCATAGTAGTTTCGATACTACGATGAATTGCATCTAACGGATCTTCTATTCGAAGATATTCACATAGGAACTTTGTATAATTGCTATCTTGTCGCCAGTTATCAATACGAATTGAATTCTTTAATAACCAATCACTAAATCTGCTTACATTAATACATTTGATATCCACACAATAGTTACCAAACTTAATGAATGCAAGATAATATGGATTCTTAATAAATTCTTCATATGTGCGATTCTTTGTACCTGAAGTATTTTTCTTATAGAACTGCAACCAAGCTTGAAAACCCACACGATTTCCCTGACGGTCACGCTCTAACCATCTACGTTTAGGTTCGCATATATGTTTAAGTATAGTGCTTTCACGTTGAAAAGTAGCTTTACAAAACTCACAACTATACTTAACTGAGTTATCAGTTGCCTCGGTCTTTTTCATATTGCTTGATATCTTCATCTGTAACTAATTGACTCAATACTTCTATATCTGATTGTTTTAAATTAGGGAATGTCTCTGCTAAGTAACATTTTCGCTTATGCTCTATTACAAAAGCTTTAGCAATTTCATCAATATCGTCACTATCTACTTTGGGATATATCTTAGTATAATATTCTTTTATTTCTTTAACTTTAGCAGGTTCTTTTAATGCTGTCACTTTACTGCCTAAATGAGGTATCCACTGATGGAACTGTTTCCCTAATCCAGGACTACTTGCACATAACATATACCATTGCAATTTAGGATGCTTCTGTACATATTCATTGAATAGATGTTTATTTGCGTGGTAGTCTACACTACGCAAATAATAGCCCTGAACGTTTAATAGCACTCATCCAATGCGTCATCATATAGGGAACAAACTTTTTTTGTTGTTCGTCTGTTAATCTATCATAATAATCATAGTCTTTCTTGTCCATTGCCGCAAGTGCATCAAACAAGTTAAAATCTTGTGCTACAAACTTTTCATCAGTTGGAGTAGTCTTTTTGGTTGCCATTAGAATGCCTGACTATAATCTACAATCTCACAATTACGACTAATTTCTTTTACAAAATATACACATCGTGGTTTAGGACCATCATCAATTGGTACACATAAGAACTGTCCATTTTTCAATCGAGGTGCATACCATGTTACATCGTGGTAGATATCTACAATTTCAATAGGTAAAAATGTAGGACTAAATGAACTTAATGGGTTAAATTCAAACGCATTAAATCCTCTATCATTGATACTTGTTAAAGGCAATGTTTCTAGATCTCCGTGTTCTTGTTCCCCTATAAGAATTTGCCAGTCTACTGGCATCTTAATTGTACTGTTGCCTATTCTTAATACAAGTGCAGGACTATTAAATGATTCTAAAAAGATTAATGGAATATAGTGATAGTCCACGTTGCTTGGGTTGCTGTTGTCCAAGATAGCAAACCTCAAATCATCGATCTCTTCGGGTAATGTTTCTAGATTATAGAATTCGTTTTCAAGTGTTAATATACGCATTTTGTTATTATAACACTTTCTTATCTATATGTCAACTTTTCTACGTCAAACGGGTAATTAGCCTCTTTATAGAAAGCTTTACGTTGGGTCAAATGACGTTTAGCAAACTTACAGCTACTAGTTATATCATAGATTTGCACGTGGTCCTTGTCCTCAGCTTTTCTAATCCCACGTCCAATACTTTGAATAACCCGAACAAAACTCTTTCCAGGTTCTATTAGAATCAGATTAAAAATACGAGGTATATTAATGCCAACAGCAGCCACACCATAAGTCGCCACAATAATTTTGTTCGTACTCGTTGCAACTTCGTCATATTCTTCCTTACGTTCATTCATATTAGTAGCACCGCTAACAAATACACTTCCGGGCAATCTGCTAACAATCTCTTTTCCTGCATTAACCCGATCAACAAGGATTAATGTATTTCCTGTATCATTGATACCACTGATTAGACTAGCAATCTTATCTAAGCGGTCACTATCTTCTAGTAAATGTTTTAATTCACTTTGGTAATTAGTAAACTCTTTACCGTCTTGTAATTGCATAATATTAACGTGACAACGTGCTAATACTCCCTGATCCTGTAACTCACTTGCACTTAGTTTACCGATAACATTGCCCAAACTAACATAGATACTTTGTGCTTCAAACTTAGCTTTAGGTATAGTTCCTGTTAAACCCCACCGAATGGGCACTTTAGCAAATACGCCAGTAAGTAACGTTTTTAATGCATCAGCTTTTGCCATATGAACTTCATCTACCATAACACAAACAACACCTTCAATGAAATCTATAATAGATACTTCCGCTTCTCCGGACTTAGTATTCTTAAGC